ATACCACGGCACTCACGACGAATGTTACAGTCGAACGTATCAGCCATCATCACATTGTAGTTAATGACAGTATAGCCTTCCTTGACAGCCACGACAAATTCATCACGACCTTCGATTGCAGGCAGTACATCAGAGATGTTTGTGATATGTGGAAATTCGTAGTTCATAATAAATCCTAAAAGAATGGCTGAAGCGACCGATCCACCCTGCAGTCACTAGCAATTTACGAAAGATCACTCGAGATCGCTTCAGCCATTATCAGCTTACACTGATTTCGATTAATTGTACATGTTTATTTTGATATTCCTGCCATCTTCATTATTTTTTCGTCTTTGTCGCTAATTTGACCCCATCGGCGGGCGGAGTCCAAACGGTTTTCATACCAAATTCTTCCATCTTCTTCGATGACAGTTACGTCATATTCAGTGCACCGACGAAGCCAACAAATCCGATCAGTTAACTTATTGTATCGAGCGTACAGTTTATCAAAATTTCCAAGGGCATCTATTTTTTCTCTAACTAGTGCTGCTTGGCATGGCGTGCTAAACCAGCATTCGCGATCATATTCATTAAATATGTTGTAAAGAATTTCATCTGTGACGCGCATTGTAGTTCTCCTTATTAAAGAACCATTATACCGCGTTTTAAATATATTGTAAACAAAAAAATGGGCGACCCGAAAGCCGCCCATCATGCGTGTAGCAGGAGGAACCCCACCTGTGACCCTGCCTATTCCAGTCGTCAATTAAGACACTTGCCTCTTATACAGATAAACTGCATATCCACGCACCACATAGTGTACATCTATTTATACAAGTTCTTCAGTCAATTCCAAAGTTTTTTCACGTTCGGCTAAAAAAAATTCTGGTGTGAAGCCGTCGAATCCTCCGCCGAAGTTAAGATGTCGAACCATCTCCTTGGCCTTACGCATTCCTAATCCCTTCAAAACAAGCTGGTTTGTTTTGGTTTCAAGGATGTCTCCGCCTACTTCAACATAGCCTGCACCGATATCAATCAGTTGCTTGTCATTCACGATCTTATAGTTAACCATCAATCTTTCTCCACTGAAATCCAAAACAAAGTTCTTGCATCTTACGGTGAAACCAGTTCGGTTCCATTCCCTTATTGGGTTGATAAACGATAGCGCCATGCTGGGACTTACCGTAATCCCCCATTAACCACACTTTCCACTCAGACTTTTCTGGCAGTTCAAGTATTTTTCCGGAGACATTCGTTGTGAATTCTACCATCAATTAAATCCTTGAAATTTGTTACGATTGAACTTGTTTACAGGTTTTGACTCATCGAGTAGACGACTGCCAGAATCAGACTTATCAAAGATAGGAACGTCATCGTCTTGCAGGACATCTTCTTGTGCTGACATCTCTACGTTGTACAGTCTCATCTTCGAGTAGTCAACACCAATCACAAAGCGTTTATGCACCGAAGGATCGCCGTAACGATTCTTCAACTGCTTTACCATGATCTGATTAAGCTGACGAAGTTCTTCACTCGTAATCAAGGCAAACATAAAGTCGGCCGTTGCTGGTAGACCGAAAGATTCAGAAGTATCTTCAAGACCAACATCAGAGTTGCTGAAACCAGAACGATTAGTCTGAGTAGCCGAAACTATGGGTACGTTGAACTCGACGGCGAGGCCGCGAAGTTCTTCGGCGATCGCCTTGATGTAGGTGTACGAGTTCACGTTCGACCCCGGCTTTATCCTCGAAGATGCACAGATGTTCAGATAATCGATGTAGATAATGTCGGGGATAAAGTTCTTCTTGATCTTCAACTCGTTCAAGAGATGTCGAAAGTTTGCGGATCCTGCGCATGCTGTTGGATACTCCTTCACAATGAGCTTGCCTTTGGCTCGTTCCTTGACTTTCCCTACCAACTTGTAATAGATGGCTTGTGGTAGATCTTTGAGATCATCGAGTGTCACACCAAGAAGATTGGCATCGATACGCTCGGCGATTCTTTCTTCTGCCATTTCCAAAGTGATATACAAGACATTCTGACCTGACATCAAGTTTTGAGCCGCATTGTGACACATGAACAATGACTTACCGACACCAGTACCAGCAAGAGCAATGTTCAGAGTCTTACGAGGTAGACCGCCTTGAGTAATCTTGTTAAAGAAGTCAAGGTCGAAACCGATACGAACTTCCTTACGATGATAGAACTCATAACGTTCTGCTGCATCATTCAGAAAGTCATGACCGATATGACTATCAAAGGAAACGCCGAGTGCATCAGTCAAGATCTGAGGAATAGCACCGACTGAGATGCTATCCTTCTTGCTATCATCTACCAATTGAATAGATTTCATCAGAGCATTATATAGTGCCTTATCTTTACAGAATTTCTCGGTGTTATCTACGAGCCATGCCACATCACGATCTTCTGACTTGTCAAGGCCAGAAATCACTTCCTTCGCCAGCTTGAACTGGTCGTCAGACAATCCACTTACTTCATTGATATCAATTTCAACAGCAGATTTTGTAGGAAAGTTGTTATACTTTCCCACATATTCATGAATGACAGAGAAGATCTTACGATCTACAGTATCTGTGAAGTACTCTTCTTTGAGGAATGGAATGACCTTGCGACCATACTCCTCGTTTTCAATAAGATTTCCAAATATAATGTGTTCAATTCTCATTCATCCTCCATCTCATAGACTGCTGCTACCTCATCTTCTTCTTGCATAATAGCACCATTCGATGCAGCATACTTCTTTTCAATGAATTCATTGAACTTAGGACACTGTAGAATAGGATGCCAGAAGCTGAAGCTGTACGTATCGTTCATGCGATACGACTTTTCACCAATCTCTCCAGTTTCCATATCGACCTTCTGGAACCAGCCAACCTTTGGCTTGATTACGTGACCAGACTCGAGAGCCATGTCAAGTAGACCAGACCATTTGCTGATGCCTTCGTCCCATGATACTTCGATAGGAATCTTGCTCTTTTCTTTGACGAACCGAGACTTTTCGACATTGATGATGAAGTTGTAGCCAGTCACATCCTTGCCGTCTTTTTCTTGCTGACGACCGAGGATGAAGATGTTATCGGCTGAGTAGTAGATACCAGTACCACCAGAAACGACTGCCTTCGAGTACATTTCTTGAGTCTGGTATGTGTGATTGACCACGATCAGAGGAATATCCTTCAGATTGAGGTGGGGCGTAACCATGCGGAACAGAGACTTCAGCTGCTTTGCTCGAGTCATATCTGCGGCAGAGTTTTGCTTGAGTGCATCTTCGACTTCTTTCTTCGAAGCGAGGTTACCGACCGAATCGATCACGACAATGACATGATCACCGCGCTTGATCTCTTCGAACTGATGCATAATATCAAACTTCAACTGTTCGACATCTGTGATGGGAGTATGGAGAACTCGAGATGTGTCGATGCCGAACGAGTCGAAGTAAGATTGTGGAGTACCAAATTCTGAGTCATAGAAAAGCATGACTGCGTCTTGATACTTGTCCATGTATGCCTTCGCCATGAGAAGGCTGAACGAGGTTTTAAAGTGCTTTGATGGACCTGCCCAGATGGTGAGACCAGGAACGAAGCCACCATTGATCTTACCGCTGAGGGCAATGTTGATGGCAGGAATAGTCGTTGCGATCATATCCTTGGCATTAAAGAACTTGGAATCCGACAGGATGTCTGAGTCTTTGATCGTTGTATTCTTACGTAGTTTGTTAAGTAGGTCGGACATAAATTCTCCTTGTCATATTGTTCAGTATAACCGATGTATCTTTATTTGTACACCATAATATTCAGCTATTCAAGATTTTATTCAGTTTAGTAATGAAGAGATCAATCTTCTCTCCACGATTCGGCCAATTAATAATTGGGTTTTTATCTGCATCTTTCTTTAAGTTTGTAAGTAAAGGCATGACGGCATCGTACATTGCCCTTGCCTTATCATTACCTTCTTGCTTGATTTCTTCTTCGGAAGAAGTCGTGAAACCGAAATCAAAGTCTAAGTCTATGTCTAGTTTTGCCATTAGCTGAACCAATCCTCGAGTGTTGCGCGTTTTTCTGCTTGCCATCCCATCGTATTAGTGATCGACTCGATAGGGCTGAGATATCCTTTCTCGAACTGTACCGCATAGTCGATGTAAGTTTCCATCTTCAATTCTTTTGGTAGACCATTCGGACACGAGATAACATAGTCTTGTGTCGGATTGGGATTCTTGAGATAGGCAAACTTAATCTTCTCACCGCTGGTAATGGATTGATATTTATTTGTCAGCTTTTTCTTCTTCAACATTTCGTTGTAGACGACAGAGCCACGGACATGGATAGGAGTCTGGCTTTGGAACCTACCGCCTACCCAATATTTCTCGATGTCTTTGACACCACGTGTGAAGGCCACGTCTTCGAATCCGAGCGAGGAAAACTCTGACTTGAAATTGGCCACATACTTCTGAAGATCCGATTCAGATCCACCCATGATAATCTCGAGAGACTTCTTAATGGCATCACGACATGCAGTCGGAGTCGAGGATCGAACTGCTTCGATGCCAGTCATCTTCAACTTTGGCTTCTCATACTCAACGCCTTCAGAGTTCCATACGTTGAGGATGTACATCTTCTTGGCTTTCCAGATGCCTTTGTCGGCGATGTTCTCTCGCTTCATCTGCATCTTCTGATCATAGGCATGCATATAGTCGGCAAGCTCTTGATAAGAACGATCGATGAATGGTTCGATACGTTCCTTACAAATCTTATCGATGTATTGTATCACCTTCTTGGTGTCAGGAACATCATCGCCGAATACATTCTTGACGAGGTATTCGAGAGAGATATACACTGAGTCGGTATCAGAAGCCAATACGTAGTCAAAGTTTTCTGTCTTGAGTAGCTTGTTCAGATAACCATTGATCTTGTTCTCGATCCAACGAATGCTGAGCTGACCAGAGGTGGTGATGGCTTCGGCATTGTTCACGTCAAACCAACGGAACCACTTGTTACCGAGAGCACCATAAGCC